GGTATTATTACTGAATCTCAAATAAATAAAGTAAAGAGTTTATACGAACAACCCGAAGCAAATTCAAATAAGTCGTTGAAAGTTGATTCACTGGTGGGATTTCCCGTTCGTGAATTTATTATTACTGTAAATTTAGAAGATGGTTCAAATGACGATGTCTATGTTGTAATTTCGGTAAATGAAGGCGGGAGATTTTTGATTAAATCTATTACTACTAATGGGGATGATGAATTATCCGACGAAGCAGTAAGGGATTATGTCAATGATTTAATACAAAGTGGCTATTTTGATTCAATACCGGAATACCTTACTTACGATTTAAAAACTCAAAAGTTGGATAGCGTATAATTAAACTACAAAAATAAAATGAAAAAACAATTCATCACTGAAGCTAAACGTCTCCAAAAATTAGCTGGTATTATTACTGAGAGTGAATATAAAAATTTAACAGAAAATAAAGCATTAGATTTAATAAACGACGGGATAATATTATATGTTTCTGATGATTCTAAACTAGCACCGGGGTTTGTTAAACCTAGAGGAATAGGCTTTATAGTGTATAATGTAGCTATAAAAGATACTTCAAAATCCATTTTATCTGTAACCGGCACTTTATCCAAAAACCCAAAAATAGTTCAAATATTTAATGATAATTATGGAGTAATTGATATAAATTATATTACAACATTTTTAACTAATCCTGACAATTGGAAAGCTATTACTAGTGAAGATGAATTAAATAATTTTATGTCAAAACATAATAAAATATATATAATTAACCATAACGGTGGTTCATCTGAATTAAAAGAAGCGTTTAATCCGTTTCTAGATACTGAAGAAGGTGGATATATGAGAGAATATATTGACTCTATAGCAGAAGAGGAAGGATTAGATTTATCATATAGAAGTGATTTTGATGAAGCCTTTAGTAAAGCCTTACAACAACTTCAATCAGAAAATATATATCCTAAACTAAATTTTAATGCTATTGAAGCAAATAAAGAAGTATTCTTTTAATAAATAACAACTACAAAAATAAAATGGAAAAACAATTTATCACTGAAGCTAAACGTCTTCAAAAACTAGCAGGTATTATTACTGAAAATCAAGGACCATCAGGATATGAAGGATTATATGCTAAAGTAGATAATTTGGATAGAAATACTCAAGTTAATGCGTATCAATTATTAGATTTTGTTAATAACCTTGGAGGTAATACAGAAGATGAGATGGTTATCGATGCTATATTTTATGCTGCCCAAGATAATAATGCAGATGAATTAATATCTATTCTAGCCGATACTATGGGTGAAGGAGGTGGTTCTAATGATCCTCTTGCATTTGACGGGGTATTTACCTATTCAGACATTCAACAAGCTTTAAATGGGAATGAAATGTCTGATGATTTAAAAAGTCAAATTTTAGACAATGATCAAATAAGAAACCTAGAAAGAGGATAATTAAACGACAACTTAAATAAAAATAAAAATGGAAAAACAATTTATCACTGAAACGGCTAGAATGCAGAAATTAGCGGGTATTATTACCGAATCTAAATTATTAATAGAAAATATAACAATACCAACATTGGATGATAAAACTTGGAAACTTTGGTTGCAACTTTCTAATGAGGCCGAAATTGAGGATTATGATTTAGAAACTTATAATTATAAGCAAGTAAATGGTATTTTAAAAGAAATGAGTTGGGTAGCATCTAATAAAGATAAATATTCTAATTATGATGAATTATCTGATGCTTATAATGATTTTCTTGATAGTATATATGATGTTCCTTTAGACGACATGGATAAATAAATAAATAATACAACAATATAACCCGCCCCTAAAAGGCGGGTTTTTTTTGTCCTTCACCATCTTATATATATGTATCTATTGATAGCGGTATGAAATGCACTGCTTTTAAAGAAAACTTGGCTACCGCCTCCTCCCTTCGTATAATACACTATAACTATAAAATTTAAACAAAATGAAATACAAAGAACAAGCCCTTAAAAAAATTGAAAAAATTGATCACAAAGTTGCTGCTTTAGAGAGCGCAATTAGTCGTAGTGAAGACATGAGCGTTATCGCTGGTGCCTTTAGAGACATGAGAGAAGCAGTATCTAGCTTAAGAGATACTATTTCTATCGAGAACGATGAAATGAATTATTAATTATGATTACCTTTATTATTATATTAATCCTTTTAGTAGGTGTATTAGGTTATACTTCCTATAACTTATTTAAAAAAGTAGAGACACTAGAGAAAATAGTTGATGGTCAAGATAGATACATCCAACAGTTTTCTAATACTGTTGATGTTACTAATAAAAGATTGGGAGAAATTGATGACAAGGGAACATTTCAATCTGATGATGAAATTGGATGGTTTTTTGAAAGTATAAAAACCCTTCAAAACGAATTAAACGACTTTAACCTTAATGGAAATAGAAAATAATATCCCCGTTGTCGAATTAACCAAATCCGGTCAACCCCGCAAACGCAAACCCAAAACATCCAATACTTATTTTACCGAAGACACCCAGAATGCTATTTTAGAGTATGTAGCTTCAACTGATCAAGATTTTAGAGATAAAGTATATCGTGAACGTGTAGAGTATGGATTTTTTAAATTAACGCAAAATATCATTCATACGTTTAAATTTTATTATACTGATGGTGAATCTGTAGAAGATGTACAACAGGAAGTAATTGCTTTTTTACTTGAAAAACTTAGATTATATAAACCAGAAAAAGGTAAAGCATATTCGTATTTTGGAACTATTACTAAACGTTATTTAATTCTTAAAAATAAAAAAAACTATCAAAAACTTCAAGATAAAGGCGACTTACTTGAAGTGGATGAAGATAAGACAATTAGAGAGGAAATTATAAACGAGTATTATAGTGATGATTATAGTGTAAGTGAGTTTATGAAATTATATATTAAATATGTAGATAAAAATTTAAGTAAATTGTTTCCTAAAGAAATTGATGCTTTAACTGCTAATGCTATAATTGAATTATTTCGCAAATGTGAATCATTAGATATATTTAATAAGAAAGCCCTTTACATTTATATTCGTGAGATAGTAGATGTAGATACTCCCCAAATTACTAAAATTATTAAGAAACTAAAAGTATTCTATTCTGAACTATACAACCAATACTACTCAAAAGGTCATGTAATAACATAAAGCTTTACAGTTCTTATATTTATAACCAAAATAATTATGGATTTTGATCAAGTAATGTGGGGTAATAAGAAGTTTTCTGATTTGCTCAAAGATATTTATAATAACTCAAAGGAAAAGGAAAAACAAATTAAAGAACTGATTGAGACATTAAAACCATTGGTTATTAATTCACAGTCGGCTCTTATGATTGTCCCATTAATTGCAGAACATCTTAACATAAGTGTTAAAAACGACGACCAATTAATTAAATTAGCTAGTATAGTACAACGTGCTATGAATACTTCTTCTTCTTCAGATGAAGCGGCTCATATGATCCTAAGTGAAGCAGAGAAACAACAATTATTCTCAGCTGTAAATGAAATCGGAGGTGCTATTGTAAACCCGGATGGAGAATAAATCATGATAATAAAAAATAATTTATCTTTCATTACCTCTAATATAGGGAATAACAACTACCAGGCTCCTCAAGGATATAAAGTTGGTAAAGTTTATGCTGTTATGTTAAGTCCCTCTAGTGTTCCTGCTAACATATGGGAAGAAAATGGGGGTTGGGGAGGTATTGGTACTGTTGTCTATCAAGAATATCAGGAGGATAATGAAATATCATTAAAAGATTTAACCAATAAATTTTTAAGTACATTACCTACAGCTCTTCCTTTATATCCTAATCAAAAATATTTTCCATTACCTGGGGAGATAATATTATTAGTAGATCTTCCTTCGGCACCTTCACCTGTATCTGAAAAAACTAGAGAAACTTACTATTTAAGTTCTATTAATGCGTGGAATAGTCCCCAATTTAATGGTTTATTTTCAGAAACCGATAAAGATATATTATATGATTCCTTTATTGAAAATAAAGATTTTAAAAGTTTACAAGTATTTGAAGGAGATTATTTACTAGAAGGTCGATTTGGAAATTCAATTCGTTTTGGAAGTACAAACAAATCAGGAAATCAAGATTTATCCCCATGGTCTACTAATCCTACTGAGTTGGATAGTAACCCAATTTTGCTTATTTCAAACCAGCATAATTATAAATCACCTAACTCTAGCTTAAATGTAGAAAATATAAATAAAGATGGATCATCTATTTATTTAACATCTAATCAAACCATACCTTTAGATATAGGAAATATTATTTTAAGTGGTATTACTAATCCTACTAATATAGCAGATTTCTCAGAGCCCCAAGTTATTGTAAATTCTAACAGGGTTATATTATCAGCTAAATCAGATGAGGTTTTAATATTTGGAAAAACAGGAGTTGAATTATATTCACAAGGTCCAGTGTATTTACAAAGTAGTAAAGTTGGAATAGTTTTACAAGATAATAAAGTCTATTTAGGTCCAGCTAATAATGGTTCAGATGGGCCTGAGCCTTTAATTATGGGATTTCAACTTCAAGAATATCTTTCTGATTTATCTGCAGCTTTAAGTACTTTTGCTTCTGTTTTAGGTCCTACATTTGCCCAACCAGAGGGAACCTTAATGGAAACTTTAAATTCAGCGGCTAGTGGTCTTATAGATTCTATAGATGCTTTAAATATTAAATTAGATAAAAAAGTATTAATATCTAAAACAGTATATACAATATAATGGCTGAAGTTACTCAAAAAGATAAGATAGCAGCTGCTAAAAAAGCACTAGAAGAATCTCAAAAATTAGTTGAGAGTGCTCAAACACAATACTCTAAAGCAGAAGCTTTATATAATAAAGCTAAAGTTGCTGCTCTTTCTATTCAAGCATTAGCAGCAGGTGCTGCTGCTGGTGTTACAGGAGCTTTTAATGGATTAGCATCTAATGTATCTGCTGCCGGAAGTGTAACGAGTACAGGAGAAGCTTCTGCTGCTGGGACAGCTATTGGAGAAGGTATAGGTGAAGCTCTTAAATTTCTTTCCCCAGAAGCAAGAGATGAAGAGATTGATAAATATAAAGAAGAATTTAAAAAAATAGAGAAAAAAGCTAAAAAAGAATTTGAAAAAGCTAAAAAAGCACTAGAAGGAGCTAAAAAACGAATTGATGTAATTAAAGAAAAACTTAATGTTTTACTCACTAAACGAACATTAGAAGAAAAAGCTAAATTAAAAGAATTACGTACTCAATCAAAATTAAAAACAAATAAACTTAGATTAAAATTTAATAAAGCTAAATTAAAAGCAGGTTTAAAGAAGTTTGTTAAGGCTATAGGTCCTATAATTATTGTATTAATATTAGCACGAGTATTAAATATTTTTATTACTCGACTAGCAGACACTGTAACTAGATTAGGTGCTTTAGTGGATAAAACTAATGAAATTATTCAAGCTGCTACAACTAAAGAAGATATTAAAAAAGCAAAAGTAGCTAGAGATGCTGCTCTAGTAACACTTGCATCCGCCGAAAGACAAGTAGAAGCTTTTAGAAAAACTATTAATACTTTAAATACTATAATAATAGTTTTTACTTTATTATTATCTATATTAGCAGCATTACCTACAGCACCCTATCAAATAGCTACTATTGGTATAATAGCTTCTCGACTGATAGCTAAATTCAACCCAGTACTAATATCATTAGGAATTTTACTTCAAGTTTCATTAACTACTTTAGATGGGTTTTTAAATACTATTCAATATGAACGTTCTAGATTACTTCCTTTAAATGATGTTTTAGAACAAGCGGATGCTCAAAATTTAACCCCTGAGGAGGTACGTGATTTATTAGTCGCATCATCTTTTAATACTGGTTTAGGTCCTGTAGAAGGAGTTGTATATAGTGGTTTTACTTTTTCTATAGTAGAAGAAGAAAATCCTGAATTTATTGTAGCAGGGAATAAACGTAGATATGCTGTTGCCTTGGATAGAAGTGGATTTGTAGCATTACAGTCGGCTCCATCATTTACATTAGATCCTAATGTACTTATTGAAGAATTAAAATTAGAAATCGATAAACGAAATCTTGAAGCTTAATATTTATAGATATGAAAACAAATGAATTAAAAACTCTTATTAAAGAGGCTGTGAGAGAAGTTCTTAGAGAAGAACTAGCAGAATTGGGAAAACAGAAAATTAATGAATCCTTATCTAGAGGATTACCCCATAACCAACCTAATTCTACTATTTCCGATAGCCAAGCATGGCCTACCATGAATTTTAACTCTACTAATACCAACCCCGCAGCTAGTAAAGAAGCTATTCGCCAATCCTTAATGGATCAAATGGGTATAGCTGCTCCTTCAGTAGCTCCACCTACAACATTTGCTGAGAAACAAAATGTATATTCGGATATGTTAGCTCAAGTAGCTAATGATATGAGAAATAACCCTGCGGACATAAGTAATTTTAGAAATATCCAATAATGGCATATATAAGAAGTAATAGAGTTGATCCTAGAGACTTTCAAGTCAATACAGCTATAGGAGTTGCTTTACCTTTTAATGCTCCTGGTGTGTTTAATAGCGTATACTCTACTAGAGACCAGATTAAATATAATCTAATTAATTTGATTTTAACATCTAAAGGAGAACGAATTGGACACCCCAATTTTGGTACAATTTTAAAACAGCAATTATTTGAACCTATTACAGATGAAACATTCCCACTTATTAAAAACAGCATAGTTACTGCTGTAGATCAATATCTACCAGAAATTACCGTAAATTTTATTGATTTGGTACCTTTTGAAGATGAAAATACTTTAGCAGTAACAATGGATTATACAATACTACTTTCAAATCAATCTGATAGTGTAATAATTAATATAACATAATGGCCCAAAACAAGAACATATCTTATTTAAATAAGAACTTTACTCAATATAAAGCATCTCTTATTGATTTTGCTAAGAATTATTTTCCTAATACCTATACTGATTTCTCAGATACGTCTCCTGGTACGATGTTTATTGAGATGTCCTCATATGTTGGGGATGTTTTATCTTTTTATATAGACACTCAAATACAAGAGAATTTTGTATTGACCGCTAAGGAAAAGGAAAATTTATTTAATATGGCATATTCTTTAGGATATCGTCCTAAATTATCATATGCTTCTGTTACTACAATTGATTTTTACCAACAAGTCCCTATCCTTAATAATGCCCCTAATTTAGATTATGCTCTTATAATCCCTGAAAATACTGTATTAACATCAAATTCAACCCAGACTAAGTTTCTAACAACTCAAAAAGTTGATTTTACTGATACTGGGTCTACAGAAATTAGTTTATTTGATGGGAATAATTATTTATTTAGACAATCAGTAAAGGCAGTATCAGCTGAAGTGAAGACAGCTACATTTACTTTTGGAGCACCTGTAAAATTCACATCAGTTGAAATAAATGATCCTAACTTTCTTCAAATAATTAATGTTAATGGAAATGATGGAAGTCAATGGTATGAAGTACCTTATTTAGCTCAATCTACTATTGTAAATAAAACAGTTAATACAGGTCCTTCCTCTAATCAAGTACCTTATTTAATAAGTTTACTTGAAACTCCTAATAGATTTGTATCTAGAATTAGAACAGATGGTGTTGTAGAATTACAATTCGGTTCTGGGATGTATGTAAATCAAGATGATGATTTAATCATTCCAACCCCAGATAATATTCAATTAGGAATGGTACCTTCTGTTGACACTTCAGATTTAATTAGTAATTATAACCAAGCTGCTGTATTTTATACTAAACAATATGGTACTGTTCCTTCTCAAATAGTTTTAAATGTCCAATATCTATCAGGGGGAGGGATAGAGGCTAATTTACCAGCAAATAGTATTACTTCAATTACATCTATTAGTAATATAGGAGCTTTTAATCCCATTTACACTAACGCATCTCTTAGCACTTTAGTCGCAGGTAATCCAATACCTTCTATAGGTGGCCGAAGTGGTGATACTATAGAAGAAGTGCGTTTAAACACGCTTAATGCATTCTCAGCACAATTAAG